TCACCTGCTTCATCTGGTGTATACATGGTGGGCTTCGGCAAACATTATATCCACCTTTGAAGTGCGGATTCGCTGCATGGGCTGTTCGGTGGCGATTGAGCAGGGCGCGTCCCGTGGCTACATCGCCGGTACCGGTCTGGTAGGTGACGGTGCTTGGGACGGCAGCGTTCGTATCTATGAAGATTTCGAGCCGATTGATTTCAGTATCATTCGGAAGGACTTCACCGAGACGGTTGAGACGCAGTTCCCGACCCCGAAGCAGAACCAGTTCCTTGAAACCGTGGCAAAGAGGAATTTCTTCTCTACCATGCTCAAAGGCATTACTGATAGCGTGACGGGGAGTCTGCTGCATCGCTTCACGGTGCTGTGGAACGACAATGACGTTGTTACTGACGGCACACATTCCGAGAACGGCGTGTGGGTGAACGACAACCCGTATGTGGACGGAACGCTTACTACCCCGACAAAGGACGTGAGTACCATTGTCCGGGTGACTTCCCACCATGCGGAGTCGATGGGCGACGTGACGTACCTTGCGTCGTTCGACGGCGGCGAGACGTGGTACAGCTATTCGGGCGGCTGGGTGCTTTACACCGAGGGTCACGGCATGGCTGAACCCGTAATGAGTGCGATTCCTCAGAGTGCATGGGACGCGATGCTGAACGGCACTATCACAATGAGGGCGATTCTCGAAGGTGACACGCAGTTGCGTGACATTCAGATTTATACGGAGGTACATCAATGATGAAAGGACATACTAAAATCATTTTGACCAACGTAGAGACGGGAGAGCAGGTTGTCCATGAGGACGATAACCTGATTACCAAGGCGATTGACAAGATCATCAACATTGAAATGTCGATGAATCATAGGCCGAATGACCGTGTACTCCCGATTGCCACGAACGCCCTTGGCGGTATCATGCTGTTCGACGGTGAGTTGGAGGAAAGTGAGGACAACATTCACTTTCCTACCGACGTTCATCTGGTCGGCTATGGCAACGGCGAAGTCAACACCACTGATAACAAGCGCGGTTCCTTCAATGCCGTGGAAAGCGGCAAGACCGAAAGCGGCTACGTGTCCGTGTGGGATTTCGGCACGTCTCAGGCCAACGGTACAATCCGGGCTGTGGCGAGGACGCATAACCACGGCGGCGCGTGTCCCGTGTACAACTACAACTCTCCCGAAGCGGTGGACACCAACAACGGTACGCCTGAAACGGATAGAGACTGGTATCCTATCCGTTATGACGGCACGTACCTGTACATGCTGAAAGGCAATAGCAGTACCCACCTTATGCGGCTGGCCCGTGTGAAGATTCCCAAGATGGGCTTCGGCGTTGCGGACTACTCCGACGTGGCGCGTACCTATGAGGTCATTGCCTCTTGGGACACGACGCTGACCGACTACGAGTATTACACTTCGCAATACTGGTATGACCGCAGGGAGAACATTCAGACTCAGACCGTATATGCGGATAACCCCTACATGTATGAGGATGGCGGGGACGGCTACATTTACTGCATCGGTCTGGGCGCGACCAACGGTTGGAGTCAGTACCAGTATGACTTGACCTACTTCACTATCAATTACGGCGACGAGTCCTACGATAAATCGGAAACGGTGCGAAAGAACACCGGCCTGTCCTTCTACAACGGCTGGAACGCAAGCGGCTTTAGCTGGGCTGGCAGGGCATGGGGACACGTTTACAAGGGAAATGTGTACTACATGAACAGTGCCCGTAAGGTTGTGCAGATTGTTCCTCTGGACAATGTGGCGGCTTACCAGTCGGTGCGCGTGATTCAGGACAATGATTCGGATTACATCGCCCGGTTTGAGTACATCCGTCCCCACAACGGCGGCGTGTACCTGCTGATTTATCACTACACAACCACGGGCTGGAACTACCGCAATGGTATTCTCTACCCGGACGGCATGTACGTCATTGTGGATTACTCTTACAACGGCACAAGCGGAGTACATGGAAACAGCTACTTGTACGATGATCGGTGTAGAACCTGCGATGACGATTTGGTGGTATGGCTATACGGGGGAAGTTACTACTTCCGCTTTTCGTGGGCTGCGAACTACCTTGGCACGATCAACAACCTTGCGTCCCCGATTGAAAAAACGGCGGCGCAGACCATGAAGATCATCTACACCCTTACTGATGTGGAGGGATAAGCTATGCCGAACATCATTGATTCCGGGCAGGGCTGGGCGGTAGACGAGAGTTTTTTCAAGAACCAGCGGGGTAATCTGTGTACCGTAAGCGGTAGGACGTTCTACTCCTACCGCGACGGCCCGATTATCTTTGCCACAGTCTACCTGCCCTCCACGGGATATACCGGCCCGGTAATCCTGTCCACGAACCGCGACCTTGTGGCGTATGAACCGGGCGGCGTGGTGGCGCATGGCAGGTTCGACTACCTCAGCTTCACATGGTATATCACGTCGTTCTCCTATTGGATGCCGGGGAACCAGCCTGATACCAGCGGCATTTCGCAAAAGCTGGTGGTTGACAAGACCACGGCTGCGGAGATCGGCATTGCGATTCTGAAAGCGGCAAGCGTGGTTCCCACGGAGTACGCAAGAACCAGCACGACGAAGATTTACTACAACGGCAGTTCCAAGGTAATCAAGCGTCTGTGTCAGATTATCAACAGCGTGGCCCGTCTGGGAACCTCCCACACCACGGCGTTCTACGGCGACTTGGGACAGGAGGCTTACGAACATTCCCAGATCATCGGCAACGCCCACGGGCTTACGGCAGATGACCTTGGGTTGGGGAACATCAATAAGCAGATGCGCATGGTGATGGACGCAATCGGCGCGGTGGACTCTTGGGTATCGTATGATTCCGAACTGACCTACTTTATCGACCATGACACCGGCGATTACCTGACGTTCAAGGTAGCGTCTAACCTGCTGGCATGGCATTAGGAGGGATGGCACTATGGCAACCAAGTACATATCTGACCTTACAAGCGTCACTACGCTGTCGGACACCGACGTACTGGTGATCGACGATGGCGAACACAACTACAAAATCGCGTGGTCGGCAATCAAAGCCCTGCTGGGGACGGTGACGAACCTGACCGCTGACCCGAACACGGGCAACATCACAATCACGCTGGCTAACGGCAGTACCCTCACGGCGAAGCCCTCTGACCCGCAGAAGCAGGACAAGTTGACCTTCGACGATTCGCCCACGGCGGGCAGTAACAACCCCGTGAAATCCGGGGGCGTGAAAATCGCGCTGGACGAAAAGTTGAACAAGTCTGAATACGTGCTGTTCACCGGCGCAACCCAGAGTGGCGCAGGTACGCAGGGTATCGTCCCGGCTCCCGCAAGCGAGGGCATGTACCTCGGCTCTGACGGCGCGTGGGAAACCCCGGACAGTGCGCCCACGGCGGGAAGTGACAAGCTGGTGACTTCCGGGGGCGTGAAGGAGGCCATTGACAACATTGAGATTGATGTGGACTCCGCGATGTCCGATTCTTCCGAGAACCCGGTTCAGAACAAGGTTATCAATGCGGCTTTGAACAACAAGGCCGACGCGAGCATTGCCGCCATGATTGCCGATGAGTTCTCCACTTCGGAGGATTACCCTGTCGGCAAGCACGTCATTTACAACGGTGTGCTGTACATCTTCACCGCCGCACATCCCGCAGGTCAGTGGATTGGCACCGACGCTGAGACCGTCGATCTCTCCACCGAGATCGAGCGAGCGAACAACGTCATCAACCTCCTGCTCGAATCCGGTTTCGTGCTGACCAATGAGAACTACGCTCCGTTCATGCGGCTGTGGTTCCGTCTCAATGGCGCTGCGGCGATGACCGATTTCAACGATCTCTGTGATGAATGGTACAATCTTACCCGCACCGGCTGGACGGGCGGCACCCGGTTCTACCATTCCACCACATCCAGCGTGTCGGCGGGCACCAAGATGGGCGACAACGCCAACATGATCGCCGTCCCCTCCACCGAGGCCATCGCTGGTCAGGACGATTATCAGGATGTCCCGCTGTTCCATTGCCTCGATTGTAACTGGATTCTCGACGCCAACGGCAAGCCTCATATCACCGCCATCGACGGCGTGTGCGGCAAGTTCGAGCGCGACAATCCCGACGTGCTGGTGGGCGTGATTCAGATGACAGGTTGGCACAAGTACGTCGATGACATCGCCAACGGCACCTACACCCACATGTACACCGATGTGGTGGGCGCTGACGGCTACAAGCCCCTGCCCGAAGCCATCGACGCTGACGGCACCTGCCGCTCTTGGGTGGTTCACGCCAAGTACGCCGCTGGCGATGATTACGGGTGCTACTCGGGTGTGCATCCGTGGACGTACTCGGCGTCTCACAACACCGCCCGCACGAACTTTCACACCAAGTGGGGCAATCAGTATGGCGGTAAGACGAGCGCTGACGATGCTTTCCTCAAACTGATGTTCTATTTGAAGTACGCCAACCTTTCCGCTGACGGCGTGTTGCAGGGCTGCGTGGCCTACAATTTCCAGTATGCCGTCGCGGAAACCGAGACCGGCGTGGAGCGCGTCATCCTCACGGCGGCTCAGGCGGCGAATATCAAGGTCGGCTCCACCGTCATGGTCGGCAATCCCACGGCGTTCTCCTCGGGCACCACGCTGAACATTGACCGTGGTCAGGCGGGCATGAGGGCCAAGGTGGACAGGAAGAAGGTCACGCACAAGGAGACGCTGGCGAGCGGGCGCGTGGCGATCTATATTGACAACGGCGGCGTCACCTTCAACACCACGCCCAACACCATCACCACCACGGGGGACAGCCCCACCTACATCTCCACCTCGCCCTGGTACACGGGCACCTGCGATAACGTCAAGGGCGTGGACGGCTCGCCCACCTCTCCCGGTAACGGCACCGAGCCGGTCATCCTGCAAGGCATCGAGTATTCCCTGGGTGCTTACGAGGTGGTGTGCGACGCCATCCTGAAATACTACAAGGATTCCAGCGACAAATATCACCTGACAGTGTATGTCTGCCGGGACGCCTCCAAGTATTCCACGGACATAACCTCGGATTATGAGCTGGTGGATTATGAGGTCGATTGCCCCGCCTCGAACTCCTGGCAGTACATCGCGGAGCTGGGCTATGACCCGAACCGCCCCGAGGCGTGGTTCTCGCACCTGATCGGGTGTACGTCCTCTCAGCGCACGAAGGACGCCATCTACATCCTGGCTACGTCCACCAGCGTCTATGAGTGGCTGTCGCTCGGCTCCCTGGCCGTCGGCGTCGGCTTGGCTGGTCTGTCTATCGTCTCTGCGTACGGCGGCCTCGGCTTTGCCGGGTGGGGCATCCTCGCCCGGCTTTCCGCAACCGGGACACGGGGTGAATTGGCTGCGTAGCAGACAAGAGGGGGCTTGCCCCCTTCTCAAACAACGAAACTCAAAAACCATATAGGGGTAATGTGAGCAGTTGGCGGGGGTTTGGCTGTCGCTCGGCAACCTGAACAACGGCGTCGGCAAGGCAGGTCTGTCTATCGTCAATGCGAACAACGGCCTCGGCAATGCCAGGTGGAACATCCTCGCCCGGATTTCTGTGATTCAGTGGAGCGTCCTGACCTGGACGCACCCACACAGCCGGGAAATCGGCTTTCGTATGGGGTGAAACTCATACCGCTTGCATTACCCTCGCTGCGGCGAAAATTGGTCAAATAACGGCACCATGTCCCGCTGAGATGCGGGCATGGGCGGCAGGACGAACGGGGCCTGTCGCGGGACAAGTAGTAAACCCGAAAGTCCCTGAGACCTCAGAAAGTAGATGGTCGATGGCATGAGAACATACTGCAAGGAAAACCTTTTACGTGATCGTGAGTTCTGTCTGGAAATGGTGAAGAAAGCGTTCAAGGGCAAGTGGCGCAGGAAGAATTACCAACGCGCCCTCGCCGCCTACTGCAATCTCCCGCTCAGGGAGGTGCGGTCTCTGATCAGGCAAGATCGCAAGGATGAATTGGAGTTTGGTCTCTATGCCATCGTTGATGAGTTTCTGAAAGAGACGGAGGAGCGGCATCTCGATCTGTCGCCCATCGAGTACAAGAGCCGTGTGGATGGTTTGTCGGGCAAGACCCGTGTCATCGGCATCATGAGTGTGAAGCAACAGTGCTATGAACACATCATCGTGGGTGCGCTCATGCCGCTGTTCAACGCGAAGATCACGCCTCACCAGTACGCGAGCATGAAGGGGCGGGGACAGGTTGCCGGGATGCGGCAGATTCAAAAGTGGGTTCGGAGCGATAATTGGTCGGTTCAGTGCAGCGAGAAGTATGACAATGGCTATCAGCGCAGGTGCAAGCATTACGTCAAGCTCGATGTCACACAGTGCTTCCCTTCGATCACCAGCGAGACTGTGATGCGCTTCCTCAGCCACGACATCTCGAAGAACGATGAACTGATCTGGGCGGTGCGGGAGATCATGAAAACCCACGAAGCGGGTGGGCGGGGTCTGGTGATCGGCTCCCTGCTGTCTCAATTCCTCTGTAACTACCTGCTGTCCTTCGCTTATCGCTTTGTCATGGGTCTCCACAAGGAGCGCCGTGGGAAGTCCGTCAAGCTGGTGCATCACGCGCTGTTCTTCATGGATGATCTCATCCTGATTGGTTCAGACCGTCGCAACCTGAAAATGGCGGTTCGTGCCATAGTGGAGTATGTCAGGCGCGACCTGGGTCTGACCATCAAATCGAACTGGCACATCAAGTGCATCGACGATGAGCCGATTGATATGATGGGCTATGTCATCCACTACGATGGTCACGTCACCGTCAGGGCGAGAATCTTTCTCCGTGCCCGTCGCGCTTTTCTCAAAGCCGCCCGCCGAACCATGAACATCGGTATGGCCCGACGCCTGATGGCGTATCACGGCTATTTCGTCCACACGGCGACCCGAACCCTCCGAGAGAAACTCAATGTCACGAAGATCAAGCGCAAGGCGTGTCGTTTCATTCGTAAGCATGATAGAAAGGAGAAACCCCTATATGGTCAATGTAATCCAGTACACCGGCGAATTTGTCTCGCTTGAAATGTCCTCCCGCCCCCTCGACGGCGTGGTTGACCTGTGGCTGAGGAAGAATCCGTCCCACTCCCACGACGATGAGGGCAACGACATCTACACCGCCGAGGAAGCCTACATGCAGATCGACATTGCGGACGCCCCTGACCGGGCCACCGTCGAAGCAAACTTCGATCTTTGGTATGACACCGCTGCCGCATGGAGTGATTCTGGCGATGATTCCGAAATCATCAAGCGGCTTTCCGCTGCCGAAGCCAAGAACGCAGAACTGACAAGCATTATCTACACTTTGATGGGGGTGAATATTGATGGTTGACCCGAAGATTGATCTGCTGGCGAAGCAGATTCGCAGAGCGCTTGAAATCTTTGCCGAGCAGTTGACGGATGAATCCACCATGATGGAGATTGCCGACATCTACCCGGCCTACCAGGTAGACCACGAGTACAAGATCGGAAACGTGTTCAGCTGGGGCGTGAACGCCGACAATGAGACACAGCTTTATCAGGTCTTGCAGAATCACATCAGCCGCGAGGAGTGGAAGCCCGACCAGGCCGTGTCCCTCTACAAGAAGATCGGCATAACCCCTGGCGGCTATCCTATCTGGACACAGCCCTACGGCGCGAGCGACGCCTATCAGAAGGGCGACATCGTTCAGCACAAGGAATCCCTGTGGATTTCCACCTGCGACAACAACGTATGGGAACCCGGCGTGTACGGGTGGAACCCCTACAAGGAGGGCTGATCGTATGAGTGACGCACTCATCATAGCCATCGTGAGCGCAGGTCTCGGCGGGTCTGCTCTCGCGGCTCTCATCAACCAGATCGGTGAAAGCATCCGACAGAAGCGCAAGCGGGAGAACGACAAGACCGACACCAAGGACAAGGACATCGAAGCCTTGAAAACAGGGTTGAAATGGGTCATCTATGACCGCATCCGCTACCTTGGTCAGACTTACATATCCGCAGAGAAGATTGACTTCGATGACCGACGCATCCTGAATGAGATGCACAAGTGTTACCACAACGGCCTGGGCGGGAACGGAGACCTTGACAACCTGATGAACGAGGTCAACACACTGCCCCTCAAATGAGAAAGGAGAGATACATCATGATGATTAACTGGATTGTGCGCATTAAGAACAAGCAGTTCTGGCTGGCCCTGATTCCCATGCTGCTCCTGCTGATTCAGACCGTGGCTGCGGTGTTCGGCTACACTCTCGATTTTGGTGAGCTTGGGAACAAGCTGATCGCTGTGGTGGAAGTCGTATTCTCCCTGCTGGCCCTGCTTGGCATCGTCAACGACCCGACCACGGCTACCCTGTCCGATTCCAAACTGGCAATGACTTACGATGAACCGAAGCCGAGGGAGGAATGAGCTATGTTTACCGCATCGGAACTTGTGGCGTTCGTGATCTCCATGATCGGGATGCCGTATTGGTACGGAACCTGTGTGTATAAATGCACACAGTCCGTACTGAACAGCAAATCCAAGCAGTACGGCCCGCCCAAGTATTCGCATTATGTTGAATCTCGAATGTCCCGATACAAAAAGGACATCGCCGCCAAGAAGGTTTGCATGGATTGTGTCGGCATGATCAAGGGTTTCTTCTGGACGAATGGCGGCAAGGGCGTGGTCGATTACCTGAACGGCACGGGCGATTTCAAGAACAGCTACGGCTCGAACGGTTGCCCCGACAAGAGCGCCAACGGGATGCTGTCCTGGTGCAAGTCCAAGGGTTGCAAGAACGGCAAGATCGCCACGCTGCCCGATGTTCCCGGCATCCTCCTGTTTTCTTCGGGTCATGTCGGCGTATACATCGGCGGCGGTTATGCCGTCGAAGCCCGTGGTTTCAACTACGGCGTGGTCAAGACCAAGGTCAAGAGCCGTTCGTGGACGAGCTGGGCTTATCTGCCCGACACGCTGCTGAAATACGACGTGAGCGCGGGTGAAACCGTGGAAACACCTACCGAGCAGCCCGTGGCCCCAACCCCCGTCAAGACCTATACCCTCGGCAGCAGGATTCTCAAACTGAAATCCCCCTACATGGAGGGCGATGATGTCAAGGAGATGCAGAAAGCGCTCAACGCTCTCGGCTACAAGTGCGGAACCGCTGACGGCGTGTTCGGCAAGAACACCGAGAAGGGCGTGATAGCCTTTCAGACGGCGGTTGGCATCGAGGTTGACGGAGAGTTCGGCCCAAAGTCTAAAGCCGCTCTCGATAAGCTCCGGGGCGCTGTGGCGACGCAGCAGACCGAGCAGCCCGCCAAGGCCGTCTCCGAGGCTGCTTCCCCTGTGACCACCACGGTTTACCCCATTCACGGCTTTATCCCCGATGTCTCCGCGCATCAGGAAAAGATGGATGCCGAGAAGTTTGCGGCGGGCAATGACTTCGCCATCTTCCGCGCCCGTATCAACGGCAAGAATGACGAGAAGTTCAAGGAATGGGCGACGGCCCTGACCAAGCTCGGCTTCCCCTTCGGCGTGTACGATTATGTGCGGCTGAAATCCAAGGAGGACGCAATCGCCCAGGCCGACAAGATGTTCTCCACCTGCTATCCCTTCAAGCCGAAGTTCTACTTCCTCGATACCGAGGAACTGGCGAGCGGCGTGACCTACAAGCAGGAACGCGAGTTCATCAAGGAGTATGTCAAGCGGTTGCGCGAATGGGGCGTTGAGGTGGTCGGTCAGTACACCGGCGATGCCCTGTGGAACGAGCAGTATCGTGATATGGAACCCATTTTCGACATCCTGTGGATTGCGCATTGGGGCGAGAACACGGGTGAGTATGAGGGACAGACCATCAAGGCCATGAAGTATAGCAATAAGGTTGTGCTGCATCAGTACACTTCCTACGGCTATACCAAGGTCGCGGGCGCTCCCGGCATCAACCACCGTATCGACCTGAACCGCCTGACGGGTGTCAAGCCGCTGTCCTACTTCACGGGTAGGACGTATGAGGGCGAGACCGCCGCCACGGAAGCCGCCGACAAGGGAACCGTCACCCTTACATATACCGTGCAGCAGAATGATACCCTTTGGGAGATTGCCAAGCGGTATTACGGCAAGGGCGATCTGTTCACCAAGATCATGGAAGCCAACGGGTTGACCTCCACGGTTCTCCATACGGGCATGATCTTGACCATTCCGCAGGACTAATGAAAAAGAGGGCGTAGGCTTCAACCTACGTCCTCGATTTCGATGACAAACCCGAACGTATGCTTCAAGATGAAGAAGCGGTGGTTCGGATTTGCACGGTTTGGTGGAGCAAAACACGCAATATCCGAAACATCGAGGGTCTTGGTGTTCTGACCAGAGATGTTGAACGTGAATACCATCCGTCTACCTTTACCACCGTTGGTGTCGTAGATGAACACAGAATTAACAAGCGCATCTATCACTCGCATACGGTAGGCATCGCTTTGAATATCGCCGTTCTTGAACGAATAGAGCCAGTGCATCACGCGCTCTTTCGACAGGAGCGGCTTTTTCGTTTCCTCGCGGGCAATGCGTGTCAGATAGTCACGCTTTTGGCTTTCGAGTTCGAGCAATCTGCTCTTGGTGCTTTCAGTGACGATGCCCTGTTCCATGAGATCGAGCATATTCTTGATTCGCTTCTCTACATCCTTTAGACCGCTCTGTAGATCATTGATGATGGATTCCTCGGCGTTCTCCTTTTCGAGAAGCTCAATGACCTTGGTAGAGATCATGTCGATACGCTCATCGGTCAAAACCTCCATGACGGTGAACCGCACGATGACTTCTTCGAGCCATTTCTTGCGCTCCGGTTTCTTGTCGCAGGTTCCTTCATGCTTTCGATGAGCGCATTTGTAATAGTGATAGATGTTACCGTTTCTCGCTCTGCCCGATTCGCCCACAAGGTAAGCGCCGCAATGTCCGCAGAAAACCTTGGTGGTCAACAGATACTCGTCGATGGCTTTATTTTTGGCGCGTGCAATTCGATTGTGTTCAACCATTTCCTTGACCTTCTGAAACATCTCCTTTGATATGATCGGCGGGATGACATCGTTCAAGACCACATCTCCATAACGGTATACGCCGATGTACTTGTCATTTTCAAGCACCACTCGGAGGCTGTTCTTGTTGAAGGGCTTGTTTCGGGTGGTGCGATAGCCCTGCTCATTGCAGTATTTGATTATGTCGATCATCGACATACCTTCGGCGTAGAGTTCAAAAACCTCTCGAACGATCTTCGCACCCGCAGGGTCGATTTCATAGCGGCGATCTGGGCCTATTTTGTAGCCGAGCGGCAATGTCCCTCCGTTCACCTTACCCGCCAGGGCGTTCTCCGTCAAACCTCGCTTTATGTTTCGGGACAGGTTCTCGGAATAGTATTCGGCATATCCTTCGAGTACGGATTCAAGGATGATTCCTTCTGGCTCATCGGGGATGTATTGCTTGGCATAGTAGACCCTGACACCGTTGCGCTTCAACTTGGCTTTGTATGTCGCTGAATCATAGCGGTTGCGGGCGAAACGGTCAAGAGTGTACATTAGGACGGCTTGGAAGTGTCCTTTCTCGCTGTCCCGAATCATTCGCTGAAAGTCGGCGCGGTTGTCTGTCTTACCTGACAGGGCGCGATCAATGTATTCCCCAATCACGACAAAGCCGTTCTGCTCCGCGAAGCGTTTGCACTCTCGGATTTGACCCTCGATGGATTCTTCTCTTTGATTATGGCTCGAATACCGAGCGTATATCACAGCTTTCGTCATAGATACAGTTCCTTCAAGGCCATAAGCTCTCTGCATTGATCAATGTGGATGACGCACGAATTGAGTGCGGTTGTCAGCTTCTGCTTATATAGCAGAGCTATCCCCCTCTCTGATTGTGCGCTTCTCAAAATCGTAGGCGGTGTTCATGAACTCATGCTTCGACCTGCGATCAAGGGAACGGAATATACGAATGATTTCTTTCTCATCTTCATCAAGAGAATCTATCTCCTGCTGATTGTGGATGGTATCATCATCTACAAAGAAATCCATCACAGAACAATTCAACTCATTTGCAAGCCTGACCAACATATCTTCTTTGGGTAAACCACCCTTCTTCCACATCGTTCCTTTGGACGTGGAGACACCCATACCTTCCAGTAGAGGGGTCGGTTTTATACCTTTTGCCTCACAAATTCTAATGAAATTAGTATAAAATCCCATAATGCAGAACCTCCAATGTTAATTATTCCGTTATTGAGAATATTTCTATTGACAATTCCGCAAACCAGAATTATAATAAGACCAAGAAGTTCCGAAAAGCGGAATATCAACAGAAGCCCCGACCCCCTCCAAGATAGAGGCGGCACATGAGTTTTTAGTTCGTCCTTGCAATAAGAATAATAACTCAAAGCGGAGCCAAAGTCAATCCGCAATTCCGAATTTCAGAGTACAAACTTCGGAAAAGGAGGTGACAAAATCGTGATAGAGGTTCGTGATCGCATGAAGAAGGTCGGCATGACGCAGGTTGAAATGATTCTCGAATTGCAGAAGCAGGGCGTGACCGTTCAGCCTCCCGAAATGTCGCAGATTCTTTCAGGCGTGAATACCTATCCCAAAGCAAAGCGGGTGTTGGAGTTATGCGACAAGATTCTGACCGAGAAAGAAGCCAAGGAGTAATCCTTGATCTCGCAAGGCCGCTGGTGCGCATGGCGCAGGAGATAGCGGATTACTACAAGGAGCCTGAACACGAAAAGGCTTTCCAGGAATGGTATCTGCAAAGATTGGTCACTCTGCCCCGGCAGAGGTTTGAAAGGAGAATCCACCACATGGACACCACCTACAACGGATGGAAGAACTACGAGACGTGGAACGTGGCCCTCTACCTGAACAACGAATACGAGCTTTATCAGAAAGCCAAGAAGTTCATGGAGAAGCTCAACAAGCGGGACTGGAACCGAGAGAACGCCTACCGTCAGTTCATCGAATCCGCTCATCTGAAAACCAAGATGACCCCCGATTGTGTGAAATACATCTGCGATGAGCTTGATTACGCCGAGCTTGACGCAATGATGTGGGACTTGATCGACGCGAAGGAGAAGCCCGATGAACAGTAACAAGAAGCAGGGCAACAGCTTCGAGCGGGAATTGTGCGAAAAGCTCGCGGAACATGGCTTCTGGGCGCACAATTTCGCCCAGAACAAGGACGGACAGCCCGCCGATGTCATCGCCGTCAAGTATTACTACCACACCCTGATTGATTGCAAGTTGATCAGCACCAAGTCGGGATTTCCCTTCTCTCGCTTCGAGGAAAATCAGCGCCTGTCCATGCGGCTGTTCCGTGAGCGCGGATGGTATCAGTGCTACCTCGCCCTGAAAATGCCTGACGGCAAGATCAGGATGCTGGACACCACCACGATCTACGGGTTGGAATCCAAGGACAAGCATTTCCTCTCCATGAAAGAGATCGACGAGTACACGATGACCTTCGAGGAATGGCTCCATGTGGTATATGAAGCGAATCGGAGGTGGAATCCATCGAGACAATTATAGCCAATACCATTCAAATCACCAACCCAACCGACGAGATCAGGCAATGGTGCAAAAGCCACCTGGTGCTTCCCAACCCCGAATACGCCAAGAAAGCCCGAATGGGATTCTGGACGGGCAACACGCCCCAAACCCTGACGCTATACGAGGTACACGGTGACACATGGGAGCTTCCCTTCGGGGTGCTGTACCTGATTTCAGACATGATCGACTGGAAACACGCTCAAAGCGGTTTTGCGCCCTATGTGAGCGTCGATTACGGCGAGGATGTTCCACTCTATGACTATCAACAGGAGGCCGTAGAACAGGCGTTTTTCTACCGCTACGGCATCATTCAAAGCCCTGCGGGAAGCGGCAAGACACAGATGGGAATTGCCCTGACCAAAAAGTTCGGGCGCAAGACCCTGTGGCTGACCCACACGAAAGACCTGCTCAAACAGAGCCGTGAACGCGCCGAGCGGTACATGGACAAGAGCCTGATTGGAACCATCAGCGAGGGGAAGGTCAATATTGGGCGGGGAATCACCTTCGCCACGGTGCAAACCCTGTGCAAGCTCGATCTGACGCGATACAGGAACGAGTGGGACGTGATCATCGTGGACGAGTGCCACCATGTGAGCGGTTCACCCACCACCGTGACCCAGTTTTCCAAGGTTTTGAACAACTTGTCGGCCCGCCACAAGTATGGGCTGTCCGCAACGGTGCATCGCGCCGATGGCCTGATTAAAGCCACCTACGCCATGATCGGTCAGATCATTCACTCTGTTCCTGAATCGGCAGTTGCGGAGAAGATCATGCGCGTGAAGATCATTCCTGTCGGGATGCCGACCAAGCTGACACCGGATTGTCTCAACCCAGATGGCACACTGTCCTATGTCAAGCTGATCAACGCCCTGTGCGAGAACCCTGGGAGGAATCGCATCATCCTTGACGCGATCATCGCAAACAAGGATTACTCCTGCCTGATCTTGTCAGATCGCCTCGCACACCTCGAAGGTCTCATCGCGGAGCTTCCCGTTGCGATGATGGACAAGGCGGTGATGATCTCCGGGAAGATGACCACCAAGAAGGAAAAGGCGGCGCGTGACGCAGCCATCGAGCAGATGCGCACCGGCGAGAAAAAGTATCTGTTCGCCTCCTACAATCTCGCCAAGGAAGGTCTCGACATACCGAGGTTGGAACGCCTGTTCCTGACTACGCCGCAGAAGGATTTTGCGGTGATCACCCAAAGCATCGGGCGCGTGGCCCGAACGCACAACGGCAAGGCAGACCCCGTGGCCTACGATTTCGTGGATGCCGACATCGGGTTTCTCGCCAAAGCCTATAGAAGCAGACTACGCATTTACCGTAAGAACGGATGCGACATTTGAAATTTGAAAGGAGAATAACACCATGATCGTAGGAATCGGAATTATGAAGCCCCATGAGGACAACAACGAGGAAAAGGAAGTCAAGAACTGCTGCAAGCCCCAGGCCGAACCCCGCTGCGAGGCCCAGGCTGAATCCCGTGAGGACGGGAAGTCCAAGGCCGATGAGATGTGCAACGCGCTGAACATGGTCGCGGAACTGTTGGCAGAGGTCGCGCCCGATGACCACAAGCCCGTGCTGCTCGCGCCCACCAAGGCCACCAAGATCGTCGATCTCACCCACGATATGCTTCATCTGATCATGGAGACCCCCGGCATGGATGACACCTGCAAGGTTGCCGCCATCGCGGTGGAGGCCATGAACGTCACCATCCTGACCCTGGATGCCGCCATCGACAAGATGCGCAAGTGCGTGAAGGAGGAAAACGCCGATGCGTGAACTGAAACGCAGCATCGCTCGCTATTTGATGCAGCTTCAAGGGATTGAGCAGATCAACAAGAAGCGCTTCATGGAGTATGACAAGAACGGCAAGGCCACCGGCAAGCGCGTCTCCTACTTTTCCCGTCATTGGAGGGAGTATATCGACCCCTCCAACAAGCTCCACAAGGCCGCTGTGCGTAAGATGAAGCTGCGCACCGCTCGTGGCAGATTGTTCGGGTGATCGGGAATGAATATTCTCGTGGCTTATGTCACAACAATGGGCGGGTGGTGTCGTAGATGATCAGGATTCACAATGAAGATTGCTTCGACACCATGCGCACCCTCACGCCGCACAGCGTGGATGTCATACTCACGTCCCCCCCTATAACACCAACAAGAAAGCGGGCAAATCAAGAACCCTTGGCAACACCAAGGTAAAGGATGAACAGTATCAGTATGTTCGTTACGATGCCTTTGTAGACGATTTCACCACCGAGGAATACACGGATTTCACCAGGTGGCTGTTTCTGTCCTTTGATACCGTGCTGAAACCCAACGGGTGCGTCCTCTACAACATCAACTACGGCGCGGAAAACACGGATGGGATGTTTCAGGCGGTGAACGCCGTGATCACCCAAACGCCCTTCACCATCGCGGATGTGATCGTGTGGAAAAAGGCCACCGCGCTGCCGAACAGTACATCCTCGAACCGACTGACCCGAATATGGGAATTTGTGTTTGTGTTCTGTCGCAAGACGGAGATGAAAACATTTTCCTGCAACAAGCGCATTACCTCGTACCGCAAGACAGGGCAAGCCGCCTATGAGAACGTGTTCAACCTGATCGAAGCGAAGAACAACGACGGCGCTTGCCCGCTGAACAAGGCGACGTTTTCCACAGACCTTGTGGAAAAACTGCTCACACTCTACGCACGGAGCGGCGCGACGGTCTACGACCCCTTCATGGGGTCGGGCACGACGGCTGTGGCCTGTTTGAGAATGGGGCTGGATTGCATCGGCTCCGAGATCAGTAAGGCCCAGTGCGAATATGCCGAGAACCGCCTGATGGAAAACCGCTCGGAATGGCTGGACAGTCTGTTGTCCTGAAAGGAACAGGGGTTGTCATGTACCCCGGAAAGATTAGGAGGATTACCATGAATTTCACCGATTTGAGGAACCGTCTCAACGCCAATTTCGCCTCTGCCCTGCGCGAAAGGAATCTGTTTGAAACCGACATCGACAAGGATGCCCTGTGGGAGCTTTATCTCAACAGCTTCCCGGAGGGAACCAACCCCATCTACCGTGTCCGCAGGGAGTTTGATTGCTCCTGCTGCCGTCACTTCATCAAGGACATCGGCGGCACGGTGTACATCGACGATGATCTGAACGTCCATTCCATCTTCGAGTTCGACACGGGCAGCGCCGTGTTCCAGCCCGTCATGGACGCGATGGCAGCTTACGTCACCTCCCGGCCCATCAAGGGCGTGTTCCTGTCCAAGTTCACCGTCGTGGGTACGGAGCATAGCAACGAGCGGGACGCGCACAACGGCAGGGTGAACCGCTGGTATCACTATCAGGTGAACCTGCCCCGTCACCTCGTGTTCGACACGCGCTACGGCACGATTGACACCGCCAAGGGCCAGTTCCGCGACACGCGCAACGTGTTCAAGCGCTCCCTCGACGAGATCACCATTGGCGCGGTTGAGACCGTTCTGGAACTGATCGCCTCCAACACGCTCTACAAGGGCGGCGAATGGGCTGCGGCGCTGACCGACCTGTTGAAGCATCTGCGCGTCTACGAAGCTCTGCCCGATGAGAAGAAGGAACTGTACACCTGGGCGAACGCCTCCAAAGTCGGCACTGTGCTGGGCCGCATCAGGAACCATTCCATCGGAGTGCTGCTGACTGACATCTCCCAGGGCATGGAGCTGGATGCCGCTGTCAGGCGGTATGAGAAGATCGTCGCCCCCGCCAACTACAAGCGCCCCAAGGCCATTTTCACCAAGAAGATGTTGGAGGAAGCGCAGAAAACCATCACCGATCTGGGCTACATGGATTCCCTGCCCCGCCGCTTCGCCACTCTCGATGACATCACGGTGAACAACATCCTGTTCTCCAACCGCGACGCAGCTAAGCGCATCGGCGGCTCCGTGTTCGATGAGATGATGTCCGAGGCTGCGAACAGTCCCAGGCGCTTCTCCCGTGTGGAGGAAATAGGCATCGAGAAGTTCATTTCCGACGTGCTGCCGGGGGCTTCCGAGGTGGAGGCGTTCGTGGAGAATCGTCACGCCGCCAACATGGTCTCCCTGATCGCGCCCGTCAACGCCGATGCCCCGTCGATGTTCAAGTGGAACAACCCGTTCAGCTGGGCCTATGCGGGCAACATGACCGACAGCGACATCAAGCAGAACGTGAAGAACGCCGGGGGCCGTGTGGACGGTGTGCTGCGGTTCAGCCTCCAGTGGAACGACGTGGAGCTTGATCAGAACGACCTCGACGCGCATTGCCAGGAACCCAAGGGCGGCGCTTACATCATGTACAATAATAAGCTGTCCTATCGCACCAAGGGCAACCTCGACATCGACATTGTTCACCCGAACCCCGATGTTCCAGCCGTTGAGAATATCACCTGGCCAGACAAGGCCGAGATGATTCCCGGCGATTACATCTTCATGGTGCATTGCTTCACCTATCGCGGCGGTAAGAGCGGTTTCCGCGCCGAGATCGAGTTCAACGGTCAGGTTTATCGCTATGACTACGCCAAGGTCATGCGGCAGAACGAGAAGATCAAGGTTGCCACGGTCACGCTGCATGAGGACGGCACGTTCACCATCAAGGAGCATCTGGATTCCCAGCTGTCCTCCCGCGAGGTGTGGGGTGTCAAGAGCAATCAGTTTGTGCCGGTCAGCACCATCATGTACAGCCCGAACTATTGGGACGCGCAGCAGGGCATCGGTCACAAGCACTACCTGTTCATGCTCAAAGGCTGCGTGAACCCCGAACAGCCCAACGGCTTCTACAACGAGTTCCTTAAAAACGACCTCATCGCGCATAAGCGCGTGTTCGAGGCCCTTGGAAGCAAGATGTCGGTGGCTTCCGTGGATGATCAGCTTTCGGGCATCGGTTTCAGCGCCACCAAGCGCAACGAGTTGGTCGTGAAGGTCAAGGGCGCTACCGAGCGGATTATGAAGATCAAGTTCTAAAGGAGGAATGAATCATGGCGAATCTGTTTGAGATCGCAACCCGGCAGAAGTACCGCTTCCCCTACAAGGGGATGATCGGTGTGGAGGATTTGTGGGATTTGTCCCCGTCCCAGCTGGACACCATCTACAAGACCCTGAACAAGAACCTGAAAGTGCAGGGAGAGGACAGTCTGCTCTCCGAGGCCAACGGCGACCCCACCATCGCCAACATGGTGGAGATTGTGAAGTATATCTTCACCGTCAAGCAGGATGAGACCAAGGCCCGCAAGGTCGCCGCAGAGAACGCCGAGAAGCGCAAGCGCATCCTGGAGATCATCGCGCAGAAGCAGGACGAGGCCCTGCTGAATATGTCCGAGGCCGATCTCCAGAAGATGCTCGACAATCTGTGATATACCCATGAAAGTCGGTCTGATTGATGTTGACGGACATCATTTTCCGAACCTCTGCCTGATGAAACTGTCGGCCTATCACAAGCAAAGAGGCGATGAGGTGGAGTGGTATTCCCCGCAAACACCTTGCTATGACCTTGTGTATATGTCAAAGGTATTCAGCGATGAATACAGCCCATGCCCGCCCGAACCCATTAACGCAAAGCGTGTGGTCAAGGGCGGTACAGGCTACGCGATTCATCTGGAAAACGGAAAAGAGGTCTATCACAAAGAGCAAGACCCCCCCCTTGCGTCGGAGATCGAAAGCTGCTACCCCGATTACAGCCTGTACCCGGAATATACAGGCTTCGGGAAGCCGTTGAACAGGCAAACCGCCTTTGGTTTTCTGACGCGAGGGTGTCCAAGAGGTTGTGGATTCTGTCATGTCGCCCCAAAAGAAGGCCGATGCGCTCACAAGGTTGCCGACCTGCCCCAGTTTTGGAGAGGACAAGGCAATATCTGTCTGTCAGACCCGAACATCCTTGCCTGTAAAGATGCTCCCGAATTGCTCAATCAGTTGGTGGAAACAGGAGCTACGGTTGAGTTCAACCAGGGTTTGGATGCTCGCTTGATCACGCCCGAAAAGGCAGAATTGCTCGCTCGGATGAACCTGAAAACCCCTCACTTTGCGATGGATTCAATGGAGGCAATAAAGCCCGTAGAACGTGGGCTTCGCCTCTATGTGGATGCCTGTAAGCGCATACGGGGAAAGTGGAATTGGAGAAACGGTAAAGTATTTTGTCTGACCAACTTCGATACCACCCATGAGCAGGATATGGAGCGAATCCATGTGATTCAGGATTGCGAGTGCTGGCCCTATGTCATGATCTACAACAAGCCATCCGCTCCTTCCATCACTCGCAGGTTGCAGCGATGGACAAACAGCGGTATGGCCTACGCCAAAGCCAAGAATTTTGAGGATTATCAGAAATCCACCTACAAGAGCGTGATCGAGGCTTGGCAGCAGGACAAGAGAGAAACAACCTCCGAATGGCTCGACAGGCTTCTCATTTAGGAGGTGAGAGATTGCCGATAGAAAAAGGGATTCAAGTCGCCGTTGCCCGTGTTGACCTGTTTCTGTCTCAATACGGGGAAGGTATCGTAGTAATCATCACGGTTTGCGTGATCATTCTGCTCATCCTGGCGATTGGTGAGAAGGTGAGAAGTCCGTGAGATTCTACTGCTATGACTTCGAGGTTTTCATGTGGGATTGGCTCGTGGTGTTCAAAGATCGGGAAACCGGCGAGTTCATGATCTTCCATAACGATGGTGAAACCCTGCGAGAGTTCATGAGCGATGACGCGATCTATTGCGGCTTCAATTCCAAGCACTACGATCAATTCATACTGAAAGCGGCTGTGTGCGGTGCGACCAACGAGGAAATCAAGGAACTGAATGATTTTCTCATCCACGGCGGTCAGGGATGGGAGCATCCGCTCGTGAAAAACAGCTATTACTTCTTCAACAACGTGGACATCAAGGACGATATGCAGATGGGCCTGTCCCTGAAAGCAATCGAAGGACATCTCGGAATGAGCGTGGAGGAATCCACCGTCGATTTCAACCTTGATCGTCCCCTGACCCAAGCGGAGCTTGACGAGACCATCAAGTATTGCTGCCATGACGTTGACACCACGATGAAGCTGGTGGACGTTCGCAAGAGCTACCTCACTACCAAGATCAACATTGGGCGAATGGTCGGCATTTCCGATGTGAAAGCCCTTTCCATGACAAACGCCAAGCTGACGGCTGCTTTCCTGAAAGCACAGCCTCCACAGTACCCTTGGACGGATGAGCGGCAGTACAAATACCCCGACAACCTTCGCAAAGAGTACGTCCCCGCCGAGGTGTTCCAATTCTTCGACAGGATGTATGACCCCTCCCTGACCGATGACGATATATTCAAGAGCAAGATCAACCTTGCCATAGGCGATTGCCCGGTGACGATTGGCTACGGCGGCATCCACGGCGCGGTTCCGAATTTCATGTGGCGCGAGGAAGCAGCGGAGGGCAGGATAATCCGAAACTATGATGTCGGCAGTTATTATCCTCACCTCATGACCATCAACGGTTACACCTCCCGCAACATCCCCGACCCCGCCATCTACGAAGATATGTTGGAGCGCCGTATGCAAGCCAAAAAGAGCGGCGACAAGGTGACAGCCAACGCCTTGAAGCTGATCGCCAACACCACCTACGGGGCCACCCTGAACCGCTACAACGATCTCTACGACCCGCTCATGGCTCGTTCCGTGTGCATCAGCGGACAGCTTTACCTGTTGGAGCTATCGGAACACCTGTTTGCGGACATTCCCGACCTGCGCATCGTCCAGTTGAACACGGATGGCATCATGGTGGAGTTTCACCGAGATCACTATGATCAGGTGCTTGCCATCACCGAGGAATGGCAGAAGCGCACGGGCTTTGAGTTGGAGGAAGATGTGGTCGGCGGCATCGCCCAAAAGGATGTCAACAACTACGTTGAAATCCCGGAAGGTGATCTCTACGACAAGGATGGCAAGCCCCGTTGGAAGATCAAGGGCGGTTATGTGGTGCGCGGCATCGCCCCTGCGGGCGCGTTCAACATCAACAACAACGCCTGTATCGTCGCACAGGCCATCGTCAACCACTTTGTGTTCGGAACCCCTGCGGAGGAAACCATCAACGGGTGCAGCGACCTGTCCCAGTTCCAGCTGATCGCCAAGGCCGGGGCGAAGTATCGGGAAGCCTATCACCTTGTGGATGGCGAGCAGCAGCCCGTTCAAAAGGTGAATCGCGTCTACGCCACCAAGGACGAGCGCTACGGCAAGCTGTTCAAGGTCAAGGCCGAGACAGATGCCACCGCCAAGATCGAGATGCTGCCCGAACACTGTGTCATCGACAACAACAATACGCTGTCCATCGACGATATAGACCGTCAGTTCTACATCGACATGGCGAACAAGCGCATCAACGATTTTCTCGGCATCAAGCCAGAGAAGCCCAAGAGAGAAAGGAGAACCAAGAAAATGGCAGCAGCCAAGTCTACCGATAAGCCCCAGAACGTGTTTCAGCGCCTCCTGCTCGCCCGTCAGAAGTTTCTCGCCGCTGGCGTAGGCAAGTCAGGTACGCACAGTAAGCTCGAATACCACTACTTCACCCTGGATGACATCGTACCCGTCGCAGAGGCCATCTTTGCCGAGGTGGGTCTGCTCGCGGTGGTGAATATCGACATGGACAAGGGCATCATGCACGTCATCAACGTGGACGCGCCCGATGAAGTGATTGATTTCACCTGCCCCTACAAGCCGGGTGCTGTGAACAACGCCGTGACCGAGGTTCAGGCCGTTGGTTCGGGCATCACCTACACCCGCCGCTACCTGTATCAGATCGCCCTCGACACCTGCGAGCTTGATCTGGAGGACAGCGGAACCGTGAGCGGCTATCTCGAAAACGCCTCTGCGATTCCCACCCCGCCCCCGGCTGCGCCCGCCAAGCCCGCCTCTCCCGAAACCCGTCAGCAGGTCAAGGAGGAACTGACCAACGTGGAGGGCAACGCCACCGAGCGGCAGATTCGGGCCTTGAAGGACGTTCTGAAAGAACTGAAAGCCAAGGATTCCTCCAAGGAAGAAATGATCGCCAAGATCGCCGTGGAGACCAAGGGCTTCACCGTCATCTCCAAGTCGGATTGCGAGAAGCTGATTCTGCGGATTTCCGCGATGCTCGAAGGAGGTAGTGAGGCATGAAGTGGGTCGGCAACCACATCGAGATAGACCGCCCCAAGCGCCCGAAGAAGATCACGGGTACGCGCCTCGCCGCCATCTTCGGTCTGAACAAGTGGAACACGCCCTTCAAGACGTGGTGTGAGATCACCAAGACCTATCAGGAGCCGTTCGAGGACACCAAGTTCACCATCGCGGGCAAGACCATCGAGCCGAAACAGGCGCGGTACATGAAGAAAGCCTACGCGATGAAGAACCTGAAAACACCGGAGGACATCTTCGGCCCGGATTTCTTCAATCGCACCTACGGCGATTTCTTCCACGAGCATGAAATCTTCGGAGGTATGTGGGATTATCTCGAATACGACGAGAACGGCAAGCCCGTCACCGTGTTGGAGATGAAAACCACACAGCGCTCCGAGGATTGGAAGGACGATGTTCCCGAATACTACGCGATTCAGGCGGCGCTCTACGCCTACCTGTTGGGCGTGGATGACGTGATCATGGTGGCATCCTTCCTGTCGCCCTCGGACTACGATCATCCCGAAGATTACATCCCCTCGGTTGCCAACACCATCACCGTGGAGTTCAAGGTGTCCGAGCGCTATCCCAAGTTCCAGCAGATGATCGCACAGGCCGAGGAATGGTGGCGCGTTCATGTGGAGGGCGGTATCAGCCCCGATTTCGATGAGAAGAAGGACGCTGACATCCTGAAAGTGCTGCGCACCAACAATCTGAACCCCGACACCGACGTGGATGCCCTGGTCGCGGAGGCCGAGAGCCTGAAAACCGAGATCGACCTGATCGAATCCACCGTCGCGGATAAGGCGAAGCGCCTCGACAAGATCACCAAGCAGTTGAAGGAGTACGCCACAACCCAGTTCCGCGACGGGGACAAGAAGGTGGAGATCAGGGGCAACAGCTTTGTGTTCTGCGTGGCGAAGTCCGATGCCAAGCCCAAGACGGTATACGACGATGCCGCCATGAAAGCGGACGGCGTATATGACAAGTACGTTACCACAACCCCCGGCGAGCCGACCTATCGGCTGACCGTGAACACCATTAAGGAGGACAAATAATATGGCTCGTATTCCCATGACTTCCGGTTTCACCCTTATTCCCGAAGGGGAACACATCTTTCGCATCTTCGGCGTTGAGTACAAGGAGGATTTCGGCAACCTGACCGTTCACCTGATCAACGCCCAGGGCATGGTTCACAAGGAGACCTTCCATCTGAAAAACGGCAACAAGCCGAACGAGGGTGCGATGAACGCTTTCTCCTACTTTGCCAAGACCGCCATGAACGATTACTCGATGGAGGACATCGACCCTGACGATCTGGTGGGCTGCTACATCTGCTGCGAGGTGGTTCACAACACCCAGCCCTCCAACAAAGACCCCAAAAAGACCGTGACGTTCTGCAACCTCGGCAACAAGTCCGTGGCAGATGGCTTCGACACCACCCCCGTCCCCCTGGCGCTCACAAAGACCCTTGAACCGAGCGAGAAGCCCAAGGGTAAAAGTGGTAAGGCCAAGCCCGCCGCGCCCGCACAGGCGGCTCCTGCGGCCTCTGGCGACGCTCCTGCGGCTTCCGCGCCCGAAACTCCGTCTGGCGGTCTCGATCTGGACGATCTGCTCAGATAAATAAAATTCTAAATTCCGAAATTTAGGTCTTGACAAATCTAAATATCGGAATTATAATAAGACCAAGAACTCCGAATTACGGAGTTTATCAAGATCAGATAGTGGTTTTCCGCAATCGGAAAACGGAACGGAGGTACATCATGAATACCGAAAAAGCGATTGATAAGATCAGGAAGCTCCTTGCCCTCGCCCAGAGCGACAACCCCGGCGAAGCCGAGAACGCGCTGCTTTTAGCGCGAAAGCTGATGGCAGAGCATAAGCTCACCGAGCGCGACGTTTCCGATGCCAAGAAACCCGGCAAGCTCGCGCAGCGGTTCTACACGAGCCACACTTTCAGTCCTTTGAGAAACGGTTGGATGATCAACCTCGCCCATGTGATTGCGGAAAACCATTGCTGCTGCGTCAGCGCCTACAACAATCGCGGCAGCACCGTTCACAACATCGTTTTCACAGGTTTGGGCGATGACCCCGACATTGCGATGACCCTTTTCGATTACGCCATTCAGCACATTTTCCACGCCTCGACCAACTACCGCAACGAATCCCTGTTCTGGATAACTGATCGCAAGTACAAGAATCAGCAGGTTCGCTCCTTCGAGATGAGCTACGCCCTTGGGTTTGCGCAGGGGCTTGAAGCCAAGTACCGGGAACAGTTCAAGGATGAGCAGGGCCAGAGCAGCGAGACCGCGCTGGTCATGGTCAAGCCCAAGGAAGTGGAGGATTTTCAGAAGTGTCTGCGCAGTAAGAGCCTGAATTTCAGGCAGGAGCAGCGGAACTCGGAGGCGCGAAGCCAGGGCTATCGGGCGGGGTACAATTTCGACCCGACCAAACAGATCAGGGAGGCTACCGTATGAAATTCTACAGAGCAGATTTGAACGGGCTGGAATACGACGCGATCATCCGCGAAACCGCCGCAGGGTATTTCGGTGTCAGCGTCACAGCCCGTCCTCCCTACGGGAATCGCTATCCCGACTGGGAGGGCAAGAAGGGCGGCTATAAGTCTGCGGATTATGCTTTCAAGGCCCTGAAACGCCACTACCCCGATGCGGAATGGAGGGAGCTGGCATGATTCGCAACCCCGATCAGGACGGGCGCTATCCCCTCTCCATGCGGGAATACGAAGCCCTGCGCACCATCTTCGGCTGCGTGAACGCCCTCGACGATGACCACGAGACCCTGAAAGCACGTTGTCGGCTGTTCAAGGGCGGCTGGCGGGATTTGCGGATGCTCGCGGCGGTGTCCAAGCGGTTAATGGAAAAGCTGCTTTGCACCATCCCCGCAAAGAAACTCCTGGTGATTCGCAGGGAGCTTTCTAACACCATCTGCGAGGTCAAGCTCAAACCCATCGCCTCACCGCGCCACGACGATTGCGTGTACGTCTCCCAGGAGGCTCTCCTGCGGGTTTGCAACAGGGCCATGCAGGATAATTGCTACCTGTGCGACAGGAGCCACAAGGAGGCAAAGCGGGGCTGTGAACTGTACAAGGACATTCAAGCCTGTTTCCCCTACCAGTTTGACGATAGCTCGGATTGCCCCTTTTCGGGCATGAGCGGAATGGAGGTCAAGGATGACTGACCAGATCACGGACGAGCGCATTGAGGAATGGAAGAAAAAGCACCCCCCCATACCGGCTGAAAAGTGGAACACGGACGGTTGCGTGGATTTGGCGGCAGCGATCATTCAGGAAGCCAAGATGAGCTACATCAGCGCCAAGATTGGCATGATCGAGCTTGTACGCGACAGACCGAAGCTCTCCCCGCTTGAATACAAGAACAAATTCAAGGAGGCTTCCCGTACCTACGAGCTTGCCAAGGAGTTCTTCTACACGCGCTATTTCACAATTCTGTCCCTGGGACAGGTTGAGAGCAACGACATGATCAAGTATCTGGACAAGGAAATAGAAAGGAAGTACAAGTATGCCTACCAAAGTGGCAAAAATCCAGCGGCACAAGCAATTATGCGAGAGTTTGAACGCGATCTACGAGCGAAAGAACCATGACTACGGCGATTCCTTCCACGAAACCTTTATCGAGGAAGGGATGGCGATGGCCCGGATTCGCCTGTCCGACAAGCTCAATCGCTTTAAGGCGCTTTCCCGCAACGGCAATCAGCAGGTCGCGGATGAATCCCTGCGGGACACCCTGCTCGATCTCGCCAATTACGCCATCATGACCGTGATGGAGATGGAGGAAGCTGCGAAATGACCGGCAATGAGTTTCAGAAAGCGGCGCTACGCACCGCCAACACCGACGATACCTTGCAGCCCTACGGCAACCTGACCAACGGCGTGATGGGGCTTTGCGGCGAAAGCGGCGAGTGTATCGACATCGTGAAGAAGTTTCTCCATCAGGGCCACGAGCTTGACCGTGAGAAGCTCGCGGAAGAACTGGGCGATGTGGCGTGGTATCTCGCTCTCACCGCTTTCGCCATCGGCTACGACCTTGACACCATTTTCGAGATGAACAAGGCGAAGCTCGAAAAGCGCTATCCCAACGGATTCAGCGCCGCAAAATCCATTCACAGGGAGGAATACGAGCATGATCAAACTGCAAAATACCAAGGTTGAGGGATGGGAGGCCGCGCTGCGTGGCATGAGGAACCCCCTCAACAGCTGGGATAAATCCGATACCCGGTGGCTTCTGAACGGCTGCGAGGATGTCTGCCCCATCGAGGATGTTCCCTTCATCCTCGGTGACAAGGATGAGGCGCTCATGCGAAAGCTCGTCAAGGCGGGCAGCGATCACCGCAAGTTCATTCGCATGATCACCGTCTCCCTCGACATCACCGCCCCGCTCTACTGGTGGAAGGAATACGACACCTACAAGGTCGGAACCGTGGCTGATTCCTGCTCCACCATGCACACCGTCGCGGACAAACCCTTCGAGCGCTCCGATTTCAGCCACGAGCATCTGGTGAGCATGAACCTGTTGGATTTCACCATTGAGACCCTGAACTACTGGCGTGATAAGTTCAACGTCAGCCAGCGCAAGGACAAGGAAGCGTGGTGGAACATCATTCAGCAGCTTCCCAGCAGCTACAATCAGAAGCGCACCGTGCTTCTCAACTACGAGGTGCTGCGCAACATCTACCATTCCCGCAAAAACCACAAGCTCGACGAGTGGCGGGCGCTGTGCGAGTGGATTGAGAAACTGCCCTGCTGCTGGCTGATCACTGACAGGGAGGTGGCCTGATGAGACCGCCCTATGCGGAATATGTGAAAAGCGCCATGCGCTTCTACGCCAGCAACCGGCTCGCCCCCGTGCCGCAGGAACCCCGTTTTCGCACCGATGCGGACAAGAAGAACTGGGCGGCTTGCGAGGCGGCTGTGAAGCCCCTGGAGCCTGTTGATCGGGAGTGGGTGCTGCGCATCTATGCCGATGCCGACACCCTCGCGGACAACATCTACGACATCGCCGCGAAGAACGGCATCAGCCAGAACCACCTGTGGGATATGATCAACGCCGTTGAAAAGCGGTTTGCCAAGCGTCGGGGGTTGATCTGATGAATTGCTTTGCGAATATCCCGCAGGAACTGAAAGCTCTCGACCAGTGGGTGGTGGCGGTGAAGGATTCCAAGATTCCGTTCAATGCCAACAGCGGCGAGGCCGCATCCTCCACCAACCCCGATACATGGGCGAGCTACGAAGAAGCGGCGCATCGCGTGGATTGCCTCGATGCTGACAACATCGGCTTTGTGTTCAATGACAACGGCTATGTCGGCATTGACATCGACGTGGGCTATGACGAGGAAGGATTTGTCTCCACCCTTGGAGCGGACATCATCGACCATTGCAAATCCTACACCGAGCGCTCGCGCAGCGGCAGGGGCTTTCACATCCTGCTCAAAGGAGAGCTTCCCTTCAAGGGCAAGAACAACCTCAAAGGCGTGGAGATTTACAAAGCCGCTCGCTACTTCATCATGACGGGAGACGTGCTGCTCTATCGGGACATCGTTGAGAACCAGTTCGCCATTGATTACGTCGTGGAGACCTATTTCACCGATGAACTGCGGGATATTCGCACAGGCGGCAGCGCCACGCGCATCTACAACCCAGTGTGGGAGCTTCCGCAGGATGGCAGGGTGAAGCTCCGTCCTGTATATCCCCGCATCCCCAACGGATGCCGCAACATCTGTCTGACCTCCCTGGCGGGCATGATGCACAATCAGGGTTACAACCGGCAGCAGATATACGATGAACTGACCTACGCCAACATCGTGGCCTGTGACCCCTCCCTCGACGAAGGTGAGATACAGAGCATCGTCGGCAGCGTCACCAGGTACAAGCGATGATGCCACATGACACGATGATCTGCCCCTTCTGCGGCGGCAACATCCTGATTGATGCCGTATGGGACGAGGGCGATTGCGACACCTGCGGCGCGATCTACACGCAGGGAGAACTGATACCACCGGAGGATGAAGATGAGGAAGTATCGCAAGGGAAAACGCATTGAATCGTTGGATGAGCTTGCGCAGCAGACGCTGATCATCGCAGACTACGGCACATTCCAAAAGGTGTATCACATCGGATGGTTCAGCAGCTGGCCCCTTCGCAACATCATCAACGGCATCAACAAACGCCAATTCTACACCGCAGTACCAAAGGAGACGTAAACATGGGTAGATTGTACACCGCGCACAACCTCGATACCCACGAGCGGTTGGGGTTTCTGTCTGAATCGTCGCATCAGGCCGCAAGGAGCCTGGTCTACTTTCTCAACCTTTCCCATCGGGACAAGAGCGCGACCATCACGCAGACCAAGAGCGGCAACTTTTTGACCATCGTCCACAATGGCGAAACGTGGACAATCAAGAACGATTAGGAGGTAAGCACAATGTCCATCATTCAGGCGCTGTTGTTCATGGCGCTCGGAGGCGTGATTGTGGAGGTTTTCGAGATTCACGCATGGCGCAGGTACAATCAGGGCAAGCGCGAGGGCCAGGAATATTCCAACGCCGAGACCACGCGCAGGACAAGGGTGTGACCGCCATTGCAACCACCCTGCCTAAAGGATGGTGTTCGCTGTCCAAAGCGATGGCCCGGTTGTCACGATCATTGCGAGGAATTTCAGGCGTATCGTCGCTTTCGGGACAAGATCAGCGACAACCGGGCAGCGGAAGAAGCGCTCATCACCATCAAGATCGAACAAGTGAGAAGAACCAACCGACGAGTAAACAAACGGAGGAAATAACCATGAGGATGATATGTCCCAACGCAGACGGCAAAACCGCCATCGTGTTCGAGGGAACGCCCGAAGAACTGTTCAAATTTCAGCAGTTGATCGCTATGGCGCAGAAGAACGGCGGGCAGCTGGATGACCTGTCTATGGTGTTCCTGAACACCATGATGGACAACGCGAAGGAGGCGAAGCTCGGTGAGTAAGGGCAAGTTGGAACGGGAGGTTGAGCATTTCGAGCGAGCGGTTCTGCCGAACCTGCCCCAGACCGATGTGGATGTCACCGGGTGGCTGAAAAGCAACGGCTTTTTCACGGCTCCCGCCTCCACCAAGTATCACGGCAACTGGGAGGGCGGCTTGTACGAGCATTGCCTACAGGTCATGAACCAGCTCGTCGCCCTGACCGGAACGAACAACCTCGCGTGGGAGCGGCGCGAAAGCCCCTACCTGGTCGGCATCTTTCACGATCTGTGCAAGATTGATCAGTACGAGGATAATCCCAAGGGGATGATGATTGGCGAGCCGCCCTATGTCTACAACTCCGCGAGCCTGTTGAAAGGCCACGGCGACAAGAGCGTGATGCTGCTGTCATCCCTCTATCGGCTGACCGAGGAAGAAGTCGCTTGCATCCGCTACCACATGGGCGCTTTCACGGACAAGGAGGAATGGAACCACTACACCAACGCCATCCATGTCTATCCCAACGTTCTGTGGACGCACCACGCCGACATGATCGCCAGCCACGTTCTCGGCGTGTAAGGGGGTGAGAATATGCTGTTGGATTGCAATGTCCGCATACTCGGAACCCCTTGGCGCATCTGCATCGGCCCGCATGACACCGACAAGCGCCTCTGCGATTGCGATGGCTTTACCGATAAAACGAGCAAGCTGATCATGGTGGAGGATTGCCGCCAAACCAGTAACCTCGATGACCCGATGTTCTATATGCGCAAGGTGGTTCGCCACGAAATCATCCACGCTTTCCTGATGGAGAGCGGCCTGGATGAGTGCATGACGCACCGCAAGTATGGTCACGAGGAACAGACCGTCGATTGGTTCGCCTATCAGTACCCCAAGATCAAAGAGGTCATTGAAACGGTGGACGAGTTGATTACGGAGGCTTTGCAGCATGGCAACGACGATCTATCTGCCTGATGGTACGCGAGAAGTGCTGCACAGCGATCACGTCAACGCCATGTATGACCTGATCGAGCGCCACATGGGATGCGATATGTCCTCTATGGTGAAAGAGTGCATCGACGCGCAGCAGGACACCATCAACCAGATCACGGAATACCTCGACGATTGGGCGAAAGCCATCGACAATCTCACCACCAAGATCGACGTTGGCAAGCTCGATGTTCCCTACGAGGCCGAGAAAGTCCTGCACAAAATCAGAAAACAGATTGACGAGGTGACATTCGATGACGATTAGCGAACGCGCAAAAATGATTCTCTCCCTGACCAGGGAACTGGAATCAAGCGTCGCGGCCTTTGAAAAGGCGAAAGAGAAGAAGGAAGGGCGCAATGTCTATGCGGGGATAGACGTGGAGAGCAAGGACAGCGCCACCTCCATTCATCGCAAGATCACGCTCATCCGCGAACAGTTGATGGCGCTTGCCAAGGAGGTGAAACCGTGAACGACAGAGGTTACTGCCCGATCAGAAAGGAATGGTGTACCACCGATTGTGAGTGGTATAACGAGGAAACCAACCGCTGCTGTGTGAAGGACATCGCCGCCGAGCTTCGCAAGGCGAACAAGAAAAAGTAGGTGATCTGGATGCCGCCTGAAAATGGAATGAACCTCATGGATGGAGCGCTGTTCTTCGAGGACGGCACGAGAATCTGTAATGTCGCGGATTTCACCGAAATTGCCGAACCGATCACCACCGACCCCGACGATTTCTGCCCTTCCCTGCACTTCGAGCCGATGGAATTTTCTATTACGCTCGACAGGCGGCAGGTCAGGAAACTCATCAAGACGCTGACCCATCTGGAGAACGTCGCCAATCGTCGGATTCGCCGCTACAAGCGGTTCAAGGAACGTATGCGCCGCAGATACCTGAAAGGAGGCTTTGGAGGATGTTTGTAAGGGAGCGCAAATGCACCGTCTGTGGAAAGCCCATGAAGCGCAAGCGCGGCATCTGCTTCAAGCACAAGGTGGATGAGCATTGCGGCGATGGCTACTGTTCCTACAACAAGCGCGATCACGTCTGCAACGCCTGTCTCGACGTTCTCAAAGGCATGATGCGCGAACGCATCAACCGACCCACGCTGACCGTTACACTGGACGAGAAGGAGATGATCGGCGTGCTCATGAAGGAGATGAAAAACCCGTGAGCAGACCCTCCAAGCTCAAATATTACCTCGACATTGCAGCCTCTGTCGCCGCCCGCTCCACCTGTCTGCGCAGACAATACGGAGCCGTGATCGTCAAGCATGACGAGATCATCGCCACCGGCTACAACGGCTCCGCGAGAGGATGGGTGAACTGCTGCGACATGGGCGAATGTTGGCGTGAAGCTCATAACATTCCCCACGGCACCCAGTATGAAAAGTGCAAGGCCGTACACGCCGAGGCGAACGCCATCATCTCCGCTTCAAGGCGGGATATGATGGGCGCAGACCTCTATCTCGCGGGGTTTGAAAACGGCGAACGCATGACAGACCCAAAGCCCTGCGCCATGTGCCAGCGGCTTATTGACAACGCAGGTATCATCAACATCTACACCAACGAAAGCCAGGATAAGGCAGAAAGGGGTATGTGACCCATGAACAACTACGAGAAGAAAGCGCTGATCGACGAGTTCCTGACCTTCATGGAGCAGAAGGAACAGGCCATTCGCAATGAACCCCTTCGGGTTGAACGCTTCATGAACATTTCCGAGAACGCCGAAAGCATCCGCTTCTGTAAGAAGGGATTTCGTGTAGGCGACGTGATCTCCTTCACCCTCGCCACCGGCGAAGAAGTCTCCGCGATGGCGATGCGGCAGGATGAGGACGGGATGCTGTTCGTGTTCGTGGATTGCCTGAAAGACGATCAGCCCATGAACCCCACCAACACCAATGATGGCGGCTATGACGGCTGTGCCCTGCGCAAGAAGCTGAACACCGAGATTCTCGACACCTTCCCCGCGCACATCAAGCTCCGTATGCAGCCCGTGTACAAGGACGGCGACCTGCTGCGGCTGCTGACCGAGGGCGAAGTGTTCGGTAAGAACGAATACGGCGAGCCTGACGGCGACGCGCAGCTTGAACCCATGAAGCGGCGCAAGAACCGCATCGCGTTCCAGGGCAAGGGAACCGATGAATGGGAGTGGTATTGGCTCCAGAACAAGCGCAAAGGTTCCGCTGCCCATTTCGCCCGTGTCTACTACAACGGCTATGCGAACTACTACGACGCCTCGAACTCTCTCGGCGTTCGCCCCGCTTTCAAAATCAAATGATCTGAAATCACACCCCTTTATGGGGTGTGTCACGAAGGAGGGAGAACCCATGCTGCACGACTATTATATCAAACCCTGCCCCTTCTGCGGCGGCAAGCCAAGGCTGGAACGCTCTCACAGGGCGTTCATCGGCGGCGAAACCACAAGGGTAGCCTTTGTCCGCTGCACCGTCTGTGAGGCCCGTTCGGGCCGTCAGAAGCTGTCTGACTTCGGTCACACATCGTCCTCCACCGAGGCAGATCAGGCGGTCATCGCGGCTTGGAACCGCAGGGCGGGCGAAGGTGGTGAATCGGCGTGATCAACGTCCTGATATGGGGCGCTCTGATACTCATTGCCATCGAAATTGATTGGCTCGGAAACTGTGTCAAGGAATTGACCAAAGAGCTTCGCAGAATCACAAGGCGGGTGGAATAATGGGGATTCCTGAAAAAATATTCCTGTTGCTGCTGTGCCATTTCATCGGTGATTATGTTCTTCAAAGCAGTTATATCGCCGCCACCAAGGGCGAAAACCTATGGCACATGACCGCACACAGTTTTCTATATACGCTTCCCTTTTACCTCTGCTTCGGCTTTGATTGGCGATTGATTGGAGTGCTTGTCACTCATTTCATCACAGATATTCTCAAAGCCAGGTGGAAAATTATCGACTACCCAACCGACCAACTCGATCATCTGATCGAAATATTCTTCGCTTACTTTGTACTTTAGGAGGTTTACATTCCCATGAGAGACATCATCAAGATCGGTTCTATTGTCCTCGCCCTGCTGTTCGTTTTCCTGTTCATCGTTGACCTGTTCATGCCGACCTACGGCTTCTTCGCCAAGGTGGATTCTGGCTATGTCGGCATCGTCACCCACTTCGGCAAGATCAAGGACGAGGTGCTGCCCGCAGGTTTCCACCTGACCGGCTACTTCGACCAGGTGCATCCCATCAACGTGCGCACCCAGATCAAGAACGGCGAAGTGGTAGCCTTTTCCTCGGACATTCAGCAGGTCACACTGTTCGTCTCCATCAATTACAACGTCACCCCGGAGGCGGCGAACACCCTATACAAGACCATTTCTGGCGATTACTTCGCAACTCTGATCTCCCCTCGCGTGAACGAGAACGTGAAGGTTGTGGTCTCCAACTACACCGCCGAATCCCTGATTTCCAGCCGCGAGATACTGTCTGCCGAGGTGTTGAAGCTGATGCAGACCGACCTCGCCCCATACGGCATCACCGCCACCGCCATCTCCATTGAGAATATCGACTTCACAGACGCTTTTGAGAACGCCGTGGAAGCCAAGCAGGTGGCGACCCAGGAAGCGCAAAAGGCCAAGACGCAGCAGGAGCAGCAGACGATGGAAGCGCAGCAGGAGGCCAACAGAAAGAAGATCGCCGCCGAAGCTGCCGCCGATGTCACGCGCACCGAAGCGGATGCCAAAGCCTATGAAATCAAGGTACAGGCAGAGGCCGAAGCGGAGGCCAACGAGAAGATCGCCGCTTCCATCACCGATGATCTCATCGACTACGTTCAGGCCCAGAGCTGGGATGGCAAGCTCCCAGGAACCTTTGTCGGCTCCGACAGCGCCATGCCCGTCATCCAGACCGAAACCAAGGAGGAAACGCCCAATGAATAGTGCCGCTTTCATCAAACTCGCAATTCAGGCGGTCATTGATTACTTCAATGGCAACGCCGACGCTACCGACAAGAACGGCAAGATCAGCGCCGATGACGTGTTCGTGGTGTGGTCGTGCAAGACCCTCCAGAACAACAAGGCCCTGCTCTCCACCACCGTCCCCGATGGAATGTACTACGAGATCACCTACAACGGTGACAGGAACGAGATGTACTTTGATGCCTACAAGAAGTGGGCCAATCGGGTCATCACCAACCCGTTTAAATAACCGACACGAGCGGTCATGCCCTCTCTCCATGAGAGGGAGGGCGTGATCTGGGAGGAAATTATGCCTAACTACATCCTTGCCGTCGATTTCGACGGAACCCTGTGTGAAAGCGCGTGGCCTGACATCGGTTATCCGAAGCAGGATGTCATCGACTATGTGCTTGAACAGCAGCGCAACGGCGCGAAGCTCATCCTGTGGACAAATCGCTGCGATGAAAAGCTCAACGAGGCCGTGAAGTGGTGCAAGGCCCACGGCATTGAGTTCGATGCCGTCAACGACAATCTGCCGTCAATGGTCGCGGCGTTCGGAAACAACTGCCGCAAGGTGTACGCCGATCTGTACCTTGACGATAAGAACCTCACTGTGGACAAAGTGGAAAGCTATATGTCCAACCGTTGGCGCAACGGCATCTCCCGCCAAAAGTTGACCCGCATGGGCCGCAGAAAGGATTGACAGACATGGCAGAGCTTAGAACCGTCATTCAAGCCCTCGAATATGGCTTTGAAAATCAGGTGTGCGCTGATCATACCTTCCGCTATGGCGATATGCCACAGCCTTACAACGTGACCCACCTGATGGGTGACGCTGCGGCCCATCTCAAAGCCCTCGTGCCTCGCGTCCTCAAATTGGAGGAACTTCACCCCCGGATGACCTTTTGGTTGGAGGACATCGACAAGGATGAAGTCATTCCTGCCATCGGCGGCTCCCTCGCGGGCGGGGCCAGGTGTTTCATCGACGTGTATGACCGCTCCATCGCCGCCCTCGAATCCGAGTACAACATCCGGTGGCGGGCTTGGACGCAGAAACCTACCCAAGAGGAAAGAGAGGTGGAACCGTGGAACTCACGGCCCTGATTCAGACGCTGCGAAACTGCGCCGAGGCGACGAGTTGCCCGTCTGATTGCCCCATGAAGTCCAAGAATTGGAACCGCATGGGCTACGCTGCCTGTAAACCCTTCAAGGACAACGCCACCTATGTCCCCGTCTCCCTGCTCCAAGAAGCCGTCGCCCAGCTGGAACAGCACATTCCCCACATCCTGTCGGTGGAAGAACTGCGCGGCTACGACGGCCCGCTGTGGGTGGAATGGAACGCGCCCTACGACTACGATTCCCAATGGGCGCTGCGCGACTTCCCTTCCGACTGGACACCCAACAAGAATAGCGGGCTGTACACCAAATACAGGTATTGGTCTACCCGTCCCACCAAGGAACAGGCCGCTCTGATACCGTGGAGGAAACTGACCGATGAATAATACAACCTATTCGCTGCATCTGTCCTTCAAGGACGGCTCCAACCCCTATGTGCGCTACGGCATGAACCGTCAACAGTACAGCAGGGAGCTTCTGAAATGGAAGCGCAATTACATCGTCACCATCGACAAGATCGAGAACGGCTTGGTGTTCGCCACCGCAGAAAGGAAAGAGAGCCATGAACCCCAACGATAAAGTCATCATCGCAAGCGTCGATTTTCGCTGCCGACGCTGCGGCGCGACCTATCACATCGGCTGTGCCTCTCACGCCACGGCGATGGAGTTCATCACGCTCATGGCACGAATGAAAGCCCAGGCCTGTCGCTACTGCGGCGCACAGGGCGACCATAACTATGTTCTCTACAATACCACCGTGGAAGGGAGTGCGCAGCCGTGACCTACCCCAATCTCGAACTGCTTCAATACCGCTTCGAGCAGTATCTTTTCAACATCCGCAATCACAACAAGGTCGAAAAGCCCTATTACCGGGGCAACACCCACATCTATGTATTCCCGCAGACATGGCCCAACACAGGCGGCGGCTTCGCCCGCAAGGGCGCGGTGTATGGTCAGAGCATGACCCAGCAGTACACCACCGTGGTGGTCAATGAGGGCGAGCAGAGCGCCTTGGTGTGCTTCGACAACGACCCCGCTTATTGGGTCTCATCCCTCACCAAGTCCTTCTGGAACGACCTGCGCCATCATAGCATGGCGGGCGTTGAGGATGCCTTTTCCCGATACGACGATGAGCGGGAGGACGAAAATGACCAACTTTGAGTGGCTCAAAACCCTCGACAAGCAGCAGACGGCGATTGTCCTCGGCTACTTCGCTGATCACCTGAATCATTGCAGCGATGTCCCCGACAACGACCCCTACGGCGGCGTTTCCGAGTGTACCGGATGCCCTGTGGCGGTGGACGGCTGCTGCGGATGGCCCAAAGATGATTGCAACACGTCGATGTACCGTTGGCTCAACGCCGAACACGGTGACAAGATCGACTGGTTCACCCATCAGTACATCATGGACATGGAGAAGATTGACCGTGGCGAATACCACTAAACGCATCTGTCAGAACTGCCTCCATTGGACACCCCACGGCGACGGCAGGTGGGGTAACTGCGACAGAGCCGCCACCGGCACATTCAGGCATCGCAAGGGCTACACCTGCCGACATTCGACTTCCCGATACTACAATACCCCGGCCTGTAAAACAAGATTTATATTGAGAGGTATAGCGAATATGAAAAACTTTGTCAAATTGACTTTGAATCCCAGCGGAGACCCCATTTACGTCGCGGTGGACAAGATCATCTCCGTCAATGTCTCCCACGACATGGATGCGCACAAGGGCACGATTGTCGGTGTTTCCCGCGACATCTATCCCTTCTTTGTGGTGAAGGAATCCCCCGACAGCGTGATGAACCTGATCAACAACGTCATGCGGCCCGACAACTCCAACCTCGTCGATGTGGATGCCAACACCTACACCTTCATCTACGGGAACGAGCGTATCAATGTGAATCTCGGCAGGATGGACGTGATGGTTCCCGTCAACGGCGGCAAGGGCAAGCGCAAGTTCGAGATCATCGAGGTGTGAGATCATGAGCAAGGCTTTGAATATGCTTCTCGGCTTTGTCGCTATTGTAGGCGGGATGGCTCCCGATGACGGCTACATGAGGATGCCCTTCGAGGATGAGATGGAAGAAGCAACAGAACAGGAGGGCGAGGGCGAGTGAAGGTATACCGAGTAGAAGATCAGGCGGGAAAGCACGGCCTGTGGCGCGATTTTGACGGAACCGTAAATCCGCTTTTCAATAAGCTGACCGTTGGGAAGTGTAAGGATATGCCGATGCCTGACAGCGACTTCTACAGAGCGAACGGCAAACAGTGGTTCTCCGCAACGGACACCCCCGAAAAGCTGCTGGCTTGGTTCGATGTCCTGGACATCATTGAATCTGAAAAGCTCGGCTATCACGTCTATGAATTTGATGTCGCAGGTGTTCGCAAGGTGAGCGACTATGAGGTGGTATTCACCCGCGATTCCGTCCGCGAGTGCAGAGCCATCGACCCGCAAACCATCTGGCCAGACTACAACGACAGGAGGAACTCATGAACGACTTCAAGGATTACACCAAGCCGCCCCTCGGTGCGCCACCGACTTATGTCCACTCCGAAATCCGTATCAGGGAGCTTGCCGACGCGATCTCCCGCGCATCTCACGAAGGTGTCAATTATACGGGCACGATCACCATGTGGGCCAACGAGATCATCGACCAGTGCGCCCTGATGAGCAAGTATCAGGACGGTTATATTCCCAAACGGGAAATGCCAGATTTATACCCTGATCACTCTTGACTTGATCACGATTCATCTGCTATGATTGTACACAGACGGCGCTTGTGTGCGATGGCTGATGCCAGATCATGCGAGCGCCTTTTCATTTTGAAGAAGGGAGATGACCACCATGCCGACAAGCGACTGGCCCGAACCGATGACCGACGAGCGAGCCTCCGAGATCATCCGCAAGGCTTTTCCGAAGGGCCTGAAAAAGCCCCATACTTTCATTCAGGTGCATGACCTGATCGACGCGCTGCTGTACGCCCGAACCAAGTGCGCCAACGAGTGCCTTGGCTACTGCATCAAATGGGCCTATGAGATGAACAAGGAGAGATACAAGCCATGACAGAATCGTCCCGCCCGCTGTATCATTTCCACTATCGTGATCTCACGATCAACGATGAGGAACAGTCCAATGTGATGTACAAGCTCATGGAGATACAGCCTCATAAATCTATGGACTATACGTGGGATGACATCGGAACCTCCAATCTCATGATGGATGCCTGGGGCGATTCCATGCGCTTTTCCCCGCAGAACAGGTCGTGGTACATCTGGACAGGCACTCAATGGGCGCGTCAGGAGCTTGGCAACACCGCCCATGACCGCCTTGCGACTTTGCTCACCCTGCTGCTGCACTACTGCAAGGAGCAGACGTGGTTCGTGGAGAACGACGAGCGACTTTCCAAGAGCGAGAAGGAGGACGAGACCGCCGTCATCGCCTCCTACGCCAAGTATGTGCGCTCCATCCGCAAGTATCACGCGATGGAAGCCATCAACAAGGAACTCATGACCTCCTGCGTCATGAACCTCCGCGAGATGGACACCAACCCCTACATTCTGAACACGCGCAACCAGGCCTACGACCTGCGCACGGGAGAGGTTGTCGATGACATTTCCGGTCTCAACATCACCAAGCGAGCCAACACCTACATCCCCGCCGATGGGCTTGACCCGCTGTGTGACCGTTGGTATCAGTTCATCGACGAGATCATGTCCCACGACAAGGAAAAAGCCGCTTTCCTGCAACGCGCCCTCGGCTATTCCCTGCTGGGCGTGAACAAGGAAGAATGTATGTTTATCGCCTACGGCTCCAAGTCCCGCAACGGCAAGGGAACCCTGTTCAACGCTGTGGAGAAAGCCCTCGGAGAAGATTACATCCGCGCCTCCGCTCCCGACTTGATCTTGGAGAAGCGCGGCGGCGGTTCCACCGACTTTAATTCTCCCCAGCCCGCCCTTGCCTCCCTCGTTGGTTCCCGCATTGTCTCCATGAGCGAATCAGATCGCGGGCAGCGCCTCCATGCAGGAGCCATGAAAGCCATGACAGGCCGCGACACCCTCACCGTCCGAGGGCTGTACGAAGCGCCGTTCAGGTTCTCCCCGGAGTTCACCCTGTGGCTCAACACCAACTACCTGCCCGCCATCACCGACGATACCGTGTTCCTGTCCAATCGTATATGGGTCATTGAGTTCAATGAGCATTTCGACGAGGGCACAAGGGACATGAACCTCAAAGAGCTTTTCACCGCCGAC